CTCACGAACTCGTAGTGTTACAGCGGAGGGGGCGAATACGACTGTTACGGGTGGAAACCCGGCGGTCGTAATACAAGAGTCGGGTGTTCTCACCCGGCGTGATCCGAAGAGTACTTCGGACGCCGAGATCCGCTTCCGAGTGGTTCTCAACACCAAGAGAGTGGCCGACGGGCTCTCCCTTGTTCTTCAGATGTTGACGGGTCGCCGTCGCTAAGGAGTATGGCAATGTCCATCAAAATCGGAACTATTGATCTGAACCGCCACACGGTGACAAAAGATGAAGTTATCTATGCTCGTGCTGGCAACAGCGTCACTCACGTCGACACTGTGGCTGCTCGTCGGATTCTGGGCAAGCCCTCAGCTCCTGAGCTGCGTACTAGCCTGCGTTTTGACCGCGGGTTCGTGCCTACCAATGTGAACGACACGGTCGAAAAACCCGTGACCGTTTCCATTGCAGTCACTGTCCGCCCCGGTTTGTCCGAGGCGGCCGTGAAGGCTTACGTCGTAGAAGCACTTACTGAAAGTGCCCAAACGGCTGCCAACATGGCATGGACGGGGGACGTGTACCTGGGGGACTAGTCCCCCAGGTCGACGCACTCGACCTTGTTTTCATTACCCAAACCTCCATGGAGATCTTATGTCTAAGAAGACAAATGCCGGTAAATCCGGAAAAGCGGGTTCCAACCCATCCGTCAAGGCGTTTCAGGTAAAGCCTGTTGCGACCGCAACTATCGCTGCGATTATCCTTGATGAACTCTCTCGTGAGTACGGCGATGTAGGCAACTACCTCGACGCGGTAGACCTCCTTAACCAAGGTGAAATCTACCTCGCGTATCTCGCCGTTCAACAGCGTAACAGTGCAATCGTTGTATGCACTCCACGCCAAGCTTGGGTAACAGCCCAGGCAGAGGCCGCTGTTAAGAAGCTAATCGACCCTGCTTATGATAGATGGCCCGCGACGCGGGCCGCTTGGTTTAAAACCGAGCACCAGTGCTTGCGACATAATCAGCGTTTCGCTGTTATGCGTTCGCGTATCTCTGCCGGAAAACCTCCGACGAAGATAGCTGGTATCAATAAGTTATGCCGACGCTTCTATGAAGCTCTGACCTTCGCCTTGGGCGACTCTTTTCCAACAGATGAAGTCTGTGAATCTGCGTACTACGGTCCAGGTTCTACAGTCGGAATCCGCGGAAGAGAGGTGCATTACGTTCGGAAAGTGGAGACTTTCGAATGTGGTGCATTGGCTAGAGATATGGCAGTAGAGGCCCTGCGGCACGATCGTGCTGTATGGGCGCAGGTCGGATGCGACCCGCACTACTCGACCAACCCCGATGCAATTGAGGGGTTTAAGCGAGTAACACGAGAGCTACTGTCAAAAGCCGGGGAGCCATCTGACCGGCTGATGTTCATTCACAAGAGCATCACGGCGCTCCGATCCATCGGAGCGCAGCCGACCAGTTCAGGTATGCTGCAGTTGGGGGTTCACTCCATCGGCGTGCATATCCTGCGCAATCTGGGTATCGACCTGGAAGACCAAAGTCGGAATCAGAAGGGTGCATACTTGGGTTCCCGCGACTGGGAATCTGAGAATCCCTATTGCACTCTGGATAAGTCCAACGCGTCCAATCTTCTGGCGCTAGGGTTGGTCCAGACATTCTTTCCCCCTGCATGGGGGAAGGCTCTCTGTCGTCTACGTACTGCCTCTTACGAGGCACCCCCAGAGCTGGGGGGTGGTACGCATCCTTACCATATGTATGCAGGTATGGGGAATGGGACGACGTTCTTCGTGGAGACACTGGTTTTCTGGGCTATTGCCTATGCGACCAGCGATCACAAAGATGTAGAGTCTTTTGTAAAAGAGAAAGCTTACGCCATTTACGGCGATGACGTTGTGCTACGTCGGAAACACGCAGTCCGTTACCAACGGCTTGCGACATTCTTGGGCTTTCAATTTAACAAAGAGAAAACTTTCCTGGACGGGCCATTCCGGGAAAGCTGTGGAGCTGACTACTATATGGGCGTTAACGTGCGCCCTGCCTACCCGTCATCCTCTGACGGCTCGCTCTACATGAACGAGTTAGACTTAGTAGGGATCCACAACACACTTGCAGATAACCGTTCCTTTCCTTTGGACGGAGCCTGTCGGCGCATCCGGCGTGTATGGTCTAACAACCTGCACGCGGTGATTCCGACAGACCCCGCTGGAAACCTCGGTTTTCGACCCGTGGGAGACGCGGTCGCGTACTCATTAGTACGCGATCGCGCCAACCGCGTGTCACGTTCGGCAACCTGGCAGCGCCCAAGGACTTTTGTCCTGAAGGTGAAGACGGTTGACTCGAACTTGCATATCGCTGACCCTTATACGCAACTGGCTGTTGCGCTCCTAAAAGCTCGGCAGAGCTGGAAGGTGGAGGGCGAGTTTACTCTCTCAATTCGTGATAAGGTTACGGCACGTCCGGTACCCGAGTCCGATATGAATAGGAGTGATCTCATTACGATGCTGAGCAATCAGCTTCGGCGACTTCAAGTGTGGAAATCGGCCGCGTGGTGGAAACCATCACGCGGTCTG